TCAGGCAACCGGCGCCTCCAGCTTGACCCGCCACTCGCCCGTCAGCAGCTTCTGCATCAGGCCGCGCTTCTGGCGGGTCAGGGCTCCGATTTCAGCGTCGAGGAGGGCGAGCTCCGTGCGACCGGTGGAGAGCGCACCCGCGATCTTGTCTTGGGTCGTTCTGTCCGGCCGCCTCACGGGCGAGGCCAGCCAATCTTCGGGGGACACTCGACGTGCCTTTCGTTGACCACGGGCAAGATGAATTTGGCGCGTGTAGTAAGCCGGGCGCGTCAGGTATTCGATGAGCCAGATCGGATTGACCGCATCGGAACAGTCGAAAGCTGGCAAGTCGAGCGTGGACTCGCAGCCGTCGAGTTCCGGCCCGAGCAGGGCAAAAGCTCCGTTGAGGAAGTCGAGCTTGCTCCAGATCAGTTGCCCAGCGCTGCGCCGGTAGTAGCGGGTATTGGCGCTGCCCCCGCGCACATCGACTTTTTCGACTGCGCCCTTGCCATAGAGACGGACGGAAATCTTGCGCGCTGTTGCACCATCGGTTCCCGGCTCTCGGCTTTCGGTCAGGAAGTCGCCGAACAGCGCGGGATGACCGGTGCGGCTTGCTGCTGCAATGAGCTTGTCGCGTAACCCTTCGAACCGTCGTGCCTTCGCCGCGCGGAGGTTAGTGAGCTTTTCGAGCGCCTCGTCCCAGGTCCGCAGGATCTCGGCGATCTTGCGCTGTTCGGGGAGCGGGGGGAGCGCCACCATGAAGTCCCGGACCGCGTGGATCGAAAACTCGAGGCGCGTCGAGCCCACTACGAGGTTGTCTATACGTCTCTGGGTCTGTGGTGCTTGGATTTGCAGTGAGAGGAACTGCGCGTCGCAGCAAGGCTTTGGGCGAATCCGCGCGATCTCGCGTGCGATGTTCCCTTTGAAGCCGTCAGGTACGACGCCAACTTCGCCGATCGTGCCCTTGACCGACAGCAGGACATCGCCGCCTTGGACGCGGCTGCCCATGTATTGGCCTTCGATCTTTGGCGACGCACGATGGAGTACGACGTCTCCGATGCGCCGAATGTGCTTGATCGGCACGATGGGGACTCCACCCGGCGTGACTGGCCCGATCTGCACGACACCGTAGCGAATTGGCGCGCTGGGCTCGGTGATCTCCTCCAAGCTCACGACGTCCCAGCCCGTCGGGAGGAGGCCGATCTTGGTTTCTTTGTATCCCCCTCGCTCGGGCGAGCATTCTTCTGCCGCCTTAAGCATCGACGCCCAGCTCCTTCAGATACCCGGCCATCTTCGCCCGAACCTCGGCCAGCTCGGCCTCGATCCGCAGGATGTCCGTTTGCACGGCGGCGACGTCGATCTCTTCCTCGGGCTCGAAGGTGTCGACATAGCGGGGGATGTTCAGGTTGTAGCCGTTCTCGGCGATCTCGTCGGGGCTGGCCCGGTGCGAATACCGCTCGACCTCGGCGCGGGCGCTGTAGGTCTCCAGCACCTTCGCCAAATTCGCGTCGTCCATCACGTTCTGGGTCTTGCCCGGTGTGAATTCCTTGCTGGCGTCAATGAACAGCACGTCGCGCCGGTCCGCGTTCGCGCCGCCTTCCTCGCGCGAGCGGTCGAAGATCAGGATGACGACCGGAATACCCGTGGTGGTGAACAGGTTGGCGGGCAGGCCGACGACGGCGTCGAGCAGGTTCTCCTCGATCAGCTGCTGGCGGATGCGCCCCTCGGCGCCGCCCCGGAACAAGACGCCATGCGGCACGATCACCGCAACACGGCCTGACTGGCGCTTGGCGATCTCGATCATGTGGGTGATGAAGGCGTAGTCGCCCTTGGACTTGGGCGGCACGCCACGCCAGAAGCGCTTATACTGGTCGCTGTCGGCATCCTCCGCGCCCCATTTGTCAAGTGAGAACGGCGGATTGGCGAGTACCACGTCGAAGCGCATCAGATGGTCGCCCTCGACCAGCGCCGGGCTGTTGAGCGTGTCGCACCATTCGATGCGGGCGGCGTCCTTTGCGTGCAGGAACATGTTCATCCGGGCCAGCGCCCAGGTTGCTCCGTTCACCTCCTGCCCATAGAGGGCGAAGTTCTCCGACCCGACCTCTTGCGAGGCCTGGATAAGCAGCGAGCCAGAGCCGCAGGCGGGATCGCAGATCGTATTGCCGGGCTGCGGTGCCGCCAGCTTGGCCAGCAGACGCGACACGGCCGTCGGCGTGTAAAACTCGCCCGCCTTCTTTCCGGCGTCCGAGGCGAAGCGCGAGATCAGGTAGATGTAGCACTCGCCGATGATGTCCTCGGTCACCCGCGACGGGCGCAGGTCGAGCGCGGGCTTGGCGAAGTCCTCGAGGAGGTTCTTGAGGCGGCGGTTGCGATCCTTCGGGCGGCCGAGATTGGCCTCGGAGTTGAAGTCGATGTTGCGGAAGACGCCCTCGAGCTTGGCGCGGTTCGCATCCTCGATCTTCTCGAGCGCGATGTTGATCAGCTCGCCGATGTTGGCCTCGTTCCGCTGGGCGTAGAGGTCGTAGAAGCTGGCGCTCTCGGGCAGGATGAACCGTTCGCGTTCGAGGCGGCGGCGAATGCGGGCCTCGTCGTCACCGTACTGCTTGCGGTAGGTCTCGAGGTGGTCGTTCCAGAGGTCCGAAATGTACTTCAGGAACAACATCACGAGGATGTAGTCCTTGTACTGACCGGCATCGACGGCGCCCCGGAAGGTGTCGCAGGCCGCCCAAGCGGTCTGATTGATCTGCTGTTGGGTAATCTGATCGGTCATCAGGCAATTTCCTTCTGATCGGCGGCCTTCGCGGCATCGCCGAGAATGGCGCTTACGAGTTCTTCGCGGCGAGCGGCGAGTTGCCGGAGCAGCTGCCCCTCCTGCCGGGCGAGGGCATCGAGTTCGACGATACGTTTCTGCGTGGAGAGGTCAGGCACGGCGATCTCGAGGTTCTCGAGGACCGCCATCGGGATCATCCTGAGGCTTGTGCCTTGCGCTTCCGCGCCGAGCCTCCGCTGCGCATCGGGCTGGTTGATGGCCCATGCCACGTATTCGGGGAGAACGCGGTCCCTGTCCGGGCGAACGATCACCAACGGGACGATGACCACGACGGGCTCCGGCAGCGGATCGCGAATGGCCGCTGCAGCGTTCGGCTCGCCACGCGAGCGAAAGACGACCTCGCCGCCGCGGACGAAGTATCGGTCGGACAGCTTGCTCAGGTCATACCTCTGGAAGTCAGGGCCTGGCGCTTCGCCGTTCGTTCCAACGTCACGCAGCTGAAGCGCCGGCACGCCGCCCTCCGGCAGCGGATCGAGCCTGCCGCGCGCCGTGTAGCCGGAGTGAATGTCAGAGAGCTCCGCGAGCCGCATGGAAGAATACTCTGTAAGGCAATTTACAGAGATTTAGGCGAGCCCGTCTGCCGAGTCAATCCTGTAAAACGCAGTTTTTTTCCTACAGAGAAAAATGCAATGCTTGATGCTGCCATGTGAGCGGAAACGGCTCAAGCACCTCGGCCAGCCTCACCTCCGGCCCCTGCTTTCCGTCCAAGATGCCCTCGATGATGTCAGGCGCGAGCAGCGTGAGCCGCAGAACGCGAGTCATGTAGGAGGGCGCGATGCCCTCCCGTTCGGCCAGTTCGGCGATCGTGGCGTATTCGCCCGACTCGAGCATCCGCTTCCATCGGAACGCACGGGCCAGCGCCTTGCCGAGAGCGCTGTCCGTCCGCCGCGGCTGCGCGACGCCCTCCGGGAGCCGCATCTCCTTCCGCCCGCCGCGCTTCACGATACGGAACGGAACGTGGAGCGTCACCATCTCGGGGACCGGGGCCCCGCGGGTCATGCCGCTGCTCCGATGCTGCCAGACAGCATCTCGCGCGCGAGCCCTCCGAGGCCGTCCATCCGGAGCCGGACGTTCAATCCGCCTGTGCCGACGTCGACGCGCTCGACCAACAGCGCCGCGATGCGTGCCTGTTCGGCGGGGAAGAGTTCGTCCCACAGCGGATCAAGCTGTTGCAGGGCCGCACGGGCGTCGGCTTCGGAGATATCGTCGACGTGGGCGCGTGCCGCCTTCCACGTCCCCGCCACGATCTCGGGCTGGCGGAACACGGCGCGAAGCTGGTCGATGACCGCAGCCTCGATCTCGCCAGCCGGCACACGGCCGACCGGGCAAGATCCTGCGCCGTGCTTCAGCACGGTCTGGCTGACGTAGTAGCGGTAGAGGCGGTCTCCCTTGCGGGTGTGCGTCGGCGAAAACGCGGCGCCATCGGGACCGAACAGCAGCCCCTTCAGCAGCGCCGGCGTCTCGGCGCGGGTGCGCGCGGCGCGCTTGCGCGGGCTTTCCTGAAGGATGGCGTGGACGCGGTCCCACGTCGCGCGGTCGATGATGGCGTCGTGCTCTCCGGGGTAGCTCTCGCCCTTGTGGACCGCCTCCCCGATGTAGGCGCGGTTGTTCAGCATCCGGTAGAGGTACTTCTTGTCGATCCGGTTGCCCCGCGGCGTGCGGATGCCGCGTTTGGCGACCTCGCGGGCGAGCTCCGTGCCCGAGCCGATCTCGAGGAAGCGGGCGAAGATCCAGCGGACATGCGCGGCGGCTTCTTCGTCGATGACGAGCTTCCGGTTCTCGACCCGGTAGCCGTAGGGTGGGACGCCGCCCATCCACATGCCCTTCTTTCGGCTGGCGGCGACCTTGTCGCGGATTCGTTCGGCCGTCACCTCCCGCTCGAACTGGGCGAAGCTGAGCAGGATGTTCAATGTCAGTCGACCCATGGACGTGGTGGTGTTGAACGACTGCGTGACCGAGACGAAGGTCACGCCGTTTCGGTCGAAGACGTCGACGAGCTTTGCGAAATCCATCAGCGAGCGCGACAATCGATCGATCTTGTAGACCACGACCACGTCGACGAGCCCGTCCTCAACGTCGGCGAGCAGCCGCTTCAGCGAGGGACGGTCAAGCGTTCCCCCTGAGATGCCGCCGTCGTCATACTGATCGCGGACCAGCACCCAACCCTCGGAGCGCTGGCTGGCGATGTAGGATTCGCAAGCCTCACGCTGGGCGTGAAGCGAGTTGAACTCCTGCTCCAGTCCCTCCTCGGAGGACTTGCGGGTGTAGACGGCACAGCGGAGCTTCCGCACAACGGGCTTCGTCATGCGCTCCTCCGATGGTTCTTGAGGCCGAAGAAGGTCCAGCCGTTCCAGCGGGTCCCAGTGATCTGGCGGGCGACGGCGGAGAGCGACTGATACGGCCGCCCCTGCCATTCAAAGCCGCCGGCGGTGACCGTGACCACGTGTTGCACGCCCTGCCACTCGCGAATGAGCCTCGTGCCGACGATGGGCCGGTCGCGGTCGGCGCGGATGCGGCGCAAGGTGATGTTGCCGCCGTCGAGTTGCTCGCCGAGCGCTTCCAGCCGCTTGACCGTCTCGGGCTTCAGCCCGCCGTAGGCCAGCTCCTGGATGCGGTACGCGAGCCGGCTCTCCAGGTAGCGGCGATTGAAGGACGGCGGCTCGGTTTCGAAAAGTTCGCGCCACTGCTTCTTCAGTTCGGGCGTGGGCGTCGTCTTCAGCGCGGCCAGGCGCGCGGGGATCGGATCAGGTTTCGTCATGCGTCTCTCCGCTGAGTTGCGGTTGCATGACCGCTCCGGTCGGGCGGGAAGTGTAGCGAACTATCTCCGGGCTCGCCGGAAAGATCGGTTGACTGTCGCCGCGTCAGGCGAACGAGCCCGAGGCCGAGGATCGCACAGAGTTCAGCGCGGCGCTCGGCGGGGCTCATGTTCTCGGGCGGCAGCGGGTTCGGTCGTTTCATGCGGGCCTCGAGCAGGTCGTCTCCTCCGACCCCTACTCACCGAGTTCGCGACCCGTCCCACTCGCCCGGCAGTTGTTGACCGAGAGGCGTGCGAACGTATGATGAACATCATCCCCCTCTCGAACAATGGATTCGCCATGGCTGGCAACCTGAAGAAATTCATCAACCCGCGTTTCATCAACACGATCGATCTGGCGCTGATGAAGGAACTTCTGGCCCGGCATGAGGCGGAATTGACGGACTTCTCGCTGGACCTGCTGGACCAGGAAGAGGAGGAGGCGCGGACAGCCCTGCACGATCTTCTGACCGGCTCCGAGGACACCTATCCCGAAGGTCTCCGCGCCGATCTGCACCGCATTGCCGAGCTGGGCGACGCCCGCGGCCTCGAGATCATCCAGGCGCAGGCCGAGCGTCAGAGGATCGATCTCTTCCCGGAAATGAGGAGGGGCGACGAGGATGCCCCGAACAAGGCGCATGACCCCAAGCACATCGCGGTCCGGGTCTTCCTGGAGCACCTCGACCTGTTCGACGCGGCCGCCGACCACATGGCCCTGCTGACGGCCGATCGCTTGCACGAGTATGCCGGCCGCGAACGGGGCGTCACCGTGGACCTCACCGAGGAGAAGGTCGAGGCGTTCCGCGCCGCCGTCGCCGCGCTGTTCCGCGATGCGTTCCTCGGCGACTACTGCCGGGTCGGCGATTATGTCGACGACGAGGAGATCAACCTCGTCGTCGGGCACGGCTCACTGGTCTCGACCATGCCGGTGGTTGAGGGCCTGAAGGAGCGGGTAATCAGCGTCCGGCAGATTTCCCACGCGGTGCTGCGATATTCCGAGAGCACCGGCATGCTGCGGCTCGCCCGGATCCGGAAGGCGCATCAGCCGGAGGTTGCCGAGCTCTTCGCGTCGATCATCCTGGAGAGGCCCGGCTTCTTCGACGGCGACGATGCGCAGGACCTCTACACGCTTCGTCCGATCGAACGAGCGGGGTCCGGCTTCGAATTCGACGCCCGCTACGATCCGCTGATCGATCGCATCCTGATCGTCGAGGCGGCGGCCGACCTGATGGTGCCTGGCAAGAATGGCTATCCGCGAGTGGCGCGCACCCTGCGATCGCGGGATCTGACCGGGGACGCGCTCCGGCACTTAACCAACACGCCAGTCTCGTTCGGCGACTCGTGGCGGCTGGGGGAGCTCGTGTTCCGGATCCTGTTCAAGAGCGAGGGCAAGCGCCAGCCGCAGGTGACGGTCAAGCTGCGGCCCCCGGGCGTCGTGCAGTTCCGCCGCACCCAGCATGAGGCGCGGGTGATGACCCTCATCGAACGGAACGGGCTGATGAATGACCGAGATGATTTTGAGGTTATTGACGCGGCTGAGTGAGGCCGGCGACGACGCGATCCTGCCCGGCGAGCTTGCCGCGCCCTTCTTCGGTCCGGCCTTCGATCGGCTGCTGGCGAAACGTGTCCTCGTCGAACAGGCGCCGCTCACGGACTGGGAGGTCTGCGATGCCTGCGAGTGCGGGCTGCCCTGCCGGCCGATCCTGAAAGCAGGCGATGCCTTTCGGGCCGAGTGTCCGCTCGATGATCGACAGGACATCCATCTCACCGCGGACGATCTGCGCGTGTTCCGCATCGGCAGTGAGGCGCTGGCGTCCGTGATCGGCGCGGCAGCGGGGTTCGGCACAGCTCCGAGATCCGTGGCGGAAAAAGTCTGGCGGCTCGGGGATACACCATCAGGGCGGGCCGTGTTCCTCGCCCTGGAAGCTGCAGCCCTTGCCGGTAAGGGCATCGCGGCAACGTTGCGCCAGGCTGCGCGGGGTCCGGAGATCACGATCCTCGCACCGGAGTTGCCAGCCGAGGCTGCGAGGCGCCTCAACGACGCCAGCTTCCATTTGATCGAAACTCTCGCGGTGCTGACGCCTGCCTCGAACGGTCTGGGAATCGCCATCGACGTCGCGGCGCTGGCGCCGGTCCCGCTGGCGCCTGAGCTTCACGTGCGGAGGGCGACGGCCGAGGTTCAATGGGATGGTCGCTCTGCTATCCTGTCGCGTCAGATTTTTCCCGTGTTCGAGCGCCTGCTGGAGAAGGCGCAGTCGCGCGACCAGGTCGCCTCCGGATCCCATGTCGAAGGCACGACGGCGCGCGAGGCCAAGGATCTGATCCGTGAACTGCGCGACGCGTTCAAGGCTGCGGGGTTCACCGATGCCGAGAGCAAGGCCCTGATCATGACCGTCCGAGGAAGGGGCTACCGTCTAGGCGTCGTCGCTGCGGACATCGTTGTTGAAGACTGAACCGGTACCCTTCATCTACTTCAGATAGGCTCTGAGAGCATTGACATCGGAAACATCCGGCATTCTGTGGATCATTCGATGGCAATTTGCGCAAAGGACTGCCAGATCGGATATCTTTAATTGCCGCGTCTCAAAGTTTTCCGCGTATGGTACCTTGTGATGAACTTCAAAAATAGACGCGCGAACGTTGTCGGTGTGCGTTATCTTGCAGCATTCACATCTAAGGCCGTATTTATGAAGCGCCATTGCTCGAGCCTTGGAGCTGCGCTCAACACTATTTGTCCATTTCCTTCGTTTTTTCTCACTGCGGAATGTTTGCTGGATTCCTGCGACCAAACCTTCAAACCAGCCGACCCACGCAGAATCTTCGTTCCCGTAGAGAACTGGAAACTGGCCGGGTGGTCTAGGCTGTAGCTCGTCGTGTCTCTTGCCCGCTGGGATCAGAAATGCATTTTCGGGCTGCACCTTCACTCTACAATAGATCGGCGAACTGCCGGCTTCAAGGTTATCAGGGTGCTTAATCGGATGCGATAAGACTGTCGCATTCCTGTAATATCCGCACAACACACCGCTACTGATAAATATTACTGTGACGTTGGAGGCTTCCGCGTCGCCTCTATTGCCTCCCAGCCTGCTTAAGTCACCTCCACCTTCTTTCGGAAGGTAGCCATAAATGAACCCATCTGATGCGACCGAGAAGTTATGGATTTCATGGGGGACCTTGCCGCTTCGGCCATACCCCATGACTGGATCTGCAGATAGGTTCTCCCCGTCAAAGCGGGAAAAATTTTCTACGCGCGCCAGCAAGTATGTCATTTTCACCGCTCAGTAGAATTTCAAATATTGATTGTGGTTCATTTTTTCAGGGACAGCGGATTTTTCTTTTGTGGTTGGCGATTCTGTCGCCGATACTCAGCATAGCCTCGAAATCGAACAGTAACAAAGGGATGAGACGGGTCGATTGCGCTTGCAGTATCCGAGTGACCAGCAACCACGGCAACAGCCTTGGAGCCGACCAAGGCATGAACAGGCGTAGCTGGTCTTCTGCCCGACTGGCTCTCTAACGCGGCCGGACCCACCAAACCCCCACCTTATTCCCACCCCGTTCCCACCTGCGCGCCGACCGCATCCGGCACCTTGGGCTCATCAGAAACGATGACCGAGGCGCGCAGCGATGCAGATCGAGCTTTCCCCCGACGACATTGAAACCATCATTCGCGAGGCCGATGCGGCGGCACAGCGGCTCCGGCGCAAGCTCACCCTGCCGATCTGCGAACGCGAGGATCTGGGTCAGGATATCCTGGTCGATCTGCTGCGCCGTTTGCCCGCCTACGATCCCTCGCGCGGCAGCGTCGGCGCCTTCGCCAACATCGTCTTGCGCAACCAGTCCTCGCGGATCGCGATGCGTCACCACCGCCAGCGCCGGGCGCAGGGCGGGTCGCTGCTCTCGCTTGAGGTTCCGCTGGCCGGAACCCGTGAGCCGGTCGGCGACACGCTGACCGAGGACGACGGGCTTGCCGCCTGGCACGGCCAGACCTGCTGCGCCGCCGCCGTCACCGAACTTCACCACGCCCTGCAGGCCGCCCTCGCGCGCCTGCCTGCCGAGGATCGCCGGTTCTGCGCGGCGCTGGCGCATCGCCCCATGACCGCGCTCGCGGCCGAGGGTTTCGGCAGCCGGTCCGCGCTCTACCGCCGCCTCTCCGATCTCCGCCACGTCCTCACCGCCCACGGTCTCGGTCCCGCCTGGGACGATCTCGCGGCGGCCTGAGTAGAGGCGAAAGGAGGAGATCATGTTCGTGGGCACCACCCCCTTTATCACGGTCCGCGCCCGCCGACCGCTCACCGAGATCGAGTTCTGCGCCTGGGTGGCGCAGGCCGTGCCGGGCGACCGGCTCGAGTACCATCGCGGCTTTCTGGTTCTCGACATCTTCCCGATGTTCGCGCGGCTCCCGGATCAGCAGCGCGCGGAATTGGCACGGCTCGGGTCGCGCGCCTTCTGGGCCGCCGAACAGGGCCTCGTGCACCTGGTGCAAGAGCGCTTGGGCCCCGACCAGTTCGCCTACATCGCCGTCGCCCGCCCCAAGCCGAAGGCCGCAGCCGTGTCGCTGTCCGCGCTCCTGCTCGCCGAGCAGGGGCAGCCCGACCACGCCACCGGTTCGAGTGGTCGGGCTGCCGCGTGATGATCGCCTTCCAATCCCTCTTTGCCGATCATGGAGACCCTTACATGCCGTTCCCCGCGAACACCCCCACCGTCGACGATCTGCCAGGCCTAGGCCTGCAGGATATCGCCCAGCTGCCCGTCGAACTGCTGGCCATCCTGCAGCGCGATGTCGACGAGCGCATCAAGCGGGACAAGGCCGCGAAGGCCCGCCTCGATGGCGCACTGACGGTCCGTTACGCCACCCGCGCCGCCGAGGAGCGGCAGGCCGCGAACAAGGATACCGGCACGATCCGGTTCGACGACGGCGATTTCACCGTGGTTGCGGACCTGCCGAAACGGGTCGATTGGGATCAGGATCGTCTCGCCGCCATGGTCGAGCGCATCCGCGCCGCCGGGGACGATCCCGCGCAGTATGTCGACATCGCGTTCAAGGTGCCCGAGCGCAAATACGCCGCTTGGCCCGAGGCGATCCGTGCTGGTTTCGAACCCGCGCGCACCGTCCGGCCCGGGACGCTGAAGATCGAGATCGTCCCGCAGGGGGGCGATCAATGAGCCTGCGCATCATTTCGGCCGACGACCGGCTGCGCGAGGCGCAGGGCAAGACAACGATGGCGCTGTTCGGACCGAGCGGCGCGGGCAAGACCACGCTGCTGAAGACCCTGCCGCCCGCAGAGACGCTCTGCATCGATCTGGAGGCGGGCCTCAAGTCCGTCCAGGACTGGCCTGGCGACAGCATCCCGATCCGGCGCTTTTCCGACGCGGTCGACATCGCCTGCCTGATCGGGGGCGCGAACCCGGCCGCCCAACCCGAGGAGCATTTCTCTGAAGCGCACCACGCGCATCTGCGCGCACAGCATCCCGAGCTGGCCGAGAAGATCGATACCAAGCGCATTATCTTCGTCGACAGCATCACTGACCTGACGCGTCAGGCCATGGCATGGGCCAAGACCCGGCCCGAGGCGCTGTCGGAACGGACCGGCAAGCCCGACACGCGCGGCGCCTACGGGCTTCTGGCGCGCGAAGTCATCGGGCTCCTCAAGCACCTCCAGCATGCGCCCGGCCGCACCGTCATCTTCGTCGGCATCCTCGAGAAGGTCGTCGACGACATGAACCGGGTGACCTGGCAGCCGCAGATGGACGGCGGAAAAGTCGCCCGCGAGCTCCCCGGCATCGTCGATCAGGTGCTGACCATGAGCCTGTTCACGCAGGATCCCGGTGCGGACCCCGATGCGCCCCCGACCTGGCGGCACGATCCCGACAAGGGCAACGCGCGCCGCCTCGTCTGCCAATCCGGCAATCCGTTCGGCCTGCCGGCCAAGGACCGCAGCGGCAGGCTCGACCTGACCGAGCCGCCCGATCTCGGCGCGCTCCTCACCAAAATCAACCAACCCCGGAAAGGATGACGACATGACCTTCGACATGAACGACGTGGAGCCGCAGCAGTCCGGCGACCTGATCCCCGACGGCACCTTCGCCAAGCTGGTGATGACGCTGCGCAAGGGCGGCACCGACGGATCGAGCGACGCGGATCGCGGGCTGCTCAAGGCCTCCAACCAGCCCGGCAGCGACGTGCTGATGCTCGACGCCGAGTTCACCGTCGCCGAGGGCCCGCATGCCCGGCGCAAGTTCTGGCAGAACTTCACCGTGCAGGGCGGCAAGCTCGACGAGCAGGGCCAGTCGATCGGCTGGAAGATCTCGAAATCGACCTTCCGCGCCATGATCGACAGCGCGCTCGGGCTGAACCCCGAGGACATGAGCGATGCCGCGAAAGCCAAGCGGGTGCTGCGCGGGCTCGCCGATCTCGACGGGATCAGCTTCGTGGCCAAGATCCAGATCGAGCCGAGCCGCAACCCCGCCTACAAGGACGCCAACAAGCTCGAGCATGTCGTGCTTCCCACCGCGCCCGAATGGCAGAAGGTGATGGCGGGCGAGCCGGTGCCAGCGCAGCCGTCGAACAAGCCCCGGCCCGCCGCAGCACCCGCGCAGCCCGCGACCCCGGCATGGGGCCAGCCGCAGTCGGCCTCCGCGCCGGCGGCGCCTGCTTGGGGCGCGCCGTCGGCTCCCGCCCAGCCCGCCACCCAGACCCCGCCCGCCGCCAAACCCGGCAACGGCCCGGCCTGGCTGAACCCGTGAGCCCGGACGAATGGCAGGCGCATGTCACCACGGAGGCGGCACTGGCGATGGGACGCTGGCTCGAGGCGCGCGGGCATCTCGACCGCCCCATCGCCAGCCTGACCCGGCGCGATCTGGAATGCATGGCTTCGAACGCCATCAGCCGGTTCATCGTGCTGTCCTTCGAGCGCCGGACCGCCGCCCCGGACAAGGAGGAGCGAAGCGCGCTCGACCTCCTGCTCATGGGCTGACCCGGGCCGAACTCGGCCGCCGCGTGCCCTGCGCGCTCTGCGGCCGGGAGGCCCGAGGCTTCGGCTACTGCCATGGCCAGCGCTGGGACCGCCATCCCCATCACCGCTTCTGCTCGATGGCCTGCCTCACGGCGGGCTCGGCCAACGCCCAAAGGAACCACGGCATGATCGACAAGACCGACATGGAAACCCGCGCGATCCGCGAGGCGCGCCGCGAGCTGGCCGAGGCGCTGACGGAGATGGGGCTGATGGCGCCATTCTTCGACCGGCCCGCCGAGGACATCGACCGCCTGATCGAGGCCTGCGTCGACGGATTTCAGGCGTCGATGCAGCGCCAGTCCGACGCCGGCGACGTGCCGTTCTGAGGGGGCGCGGATGCTGGTCGATCTCAACCACCGCTCAGGCTTCGTCTATCGCCGCGCTGCGGACGCGCCCCCGCCGCTCGGCGCCCGGATCAACACGCTGCTCGATGACGCCCTCGTGGCCGAGCGCGCTGGCCAGAGGCCCCGCGACTACCTCGGCGCCAGCCGGATCGGCGAGCCCTGCGCGCGCCGCCTCGTCTACGAGGTGACCCACACGCCGCCCGATCCCGGCAAGGAGCTCGAGGGGCGAAGCCTGCGCATCTTCGCCGCCGGCCATGTCTTCGAGGATCTCGCCATCCGCTGGCTGCGGCTGGCCGGGTTCGACCTGCGGACCCAGACCCGCGAGGGTGGCCAGTTCGGCTTCGAGACCGCGGGCGGCCGGATCCGCGGCCATGTCGACGGCGTCATCGTCGCCGGCCCGGAAGTGGGCCTCGCCTGGCCCGTTCTCTGGGAGCACAAGGCGCTGAAGGCGTCCTCCTGGTCGGACACCGCGAAGAAGGGCGTCCGGCTCTCCAAGCCTGTCTATTTCGGGCAGATGCAGATCTACATGGCCTATTTGGGCCTCGGTTCGGCGCTCTTCACCGCGCTGAACAAGGACAGCTGCGAACTCTACCACGAGCACGTTCCCTTCGATCCGGCGACCGCGCAGGAGCTCTCCGACAAGGCGGTCGCCGTGCTGCGCGCCGCGGATGCGGGCGAGCTGCTGCCGCGGATCGCCACGAGCCCCGATTTCTACCTCTGCCGGTTCTGCCCGTTCTCGGCACGCTGCTGGGGTGAGCCGCGTCCCGGAAACGCTCCGGTGGGGCGTTTCAGCGGCGAACGGCCGGAGGCCAAAGCATGACCGTCACGCTTTCCGAGATGCAGAGCCGCGCGATCGCGGCGATCCGCGACTGGTACCAGACCCGCCGCCACGAGCAGCAGGTGTTCCGGGTGTTCGGCTATGCCGGGACCGGCAAGACCACGACCACCGCGCAGGCGATCGAGGCGCTGGGGCTGGCGCCGATGACCCCCGGCGCCCCTGGCGGCGTGCTCTTCGGCGCGTTCACCGGCAAGGCCGCGCTCGTCATGACGCGCAAGGGCACGCCGGCCCAGACGATCCACAGCCTGATTTACCGCGTCTCGGAGGCGACCCCGGAGGAGATCGAGCGGGTGACCGAGGATCTGGCGACGCTCCGGCGCGATCTGCCGCGCATGGGGCCGGCCGAGCGCGACTTCGCCATGACCCGGATCGCCCAGCTCGAGATGCGGCTCGAGGACATCCACCAGCCGAAGTTCCTGATCAACGAGCAGTCGATCCTGCGCGACGCCGACCTCCTCGTCCTCGACGAGGTGTCGATGGTGGGCGAGGACCTCGGGCGCGACCTTCTCGCCTTCGGCAAGCCCATCCTCGTGCTGGGCGATCCGGGCCAGCTACCGCCGGTGAAGGGCGCCGGCTTCTTCACCGAAGCCGAGCCCGACGTGATGCTGACCGAGGTGCATCGGCAGGCCGAGGACAGCGCCATCCTGCGGCTCGCCACGCTGGCGCGGCAGGGCGCGCCGATCCCCATGGGCGCGCATGACGACCACGTCTGGAAGATGTCCCGCCATGAGGTCGGACCGGCGCAGATGCTGCGCGGCGGACAAGTGCTCTGCGGCACCAACGCGACGCGGCGCTGGCTGAACACGGCGATGAAGCGCGCGGCCGGGTTCGAGGCCGACTATCCGACAGGCCACGGCGAGAAGATCATCTGCCTGAAGAACCGCCACGATCTCGGGCTGATCAACGGCATGTTCCTGACGCTCAGCGACGTGCGCCAAGACCCCGACGATGCGTTCGCCTTCAGCGCCATCGTGGAGACCGAGGACGGCGATACCATCGCCGGGCGGCACAGCTTCTGGCGCGGCGAGTACGCCGACCACCTCGCCTACGACCCCGAGCGCGGGCGCCGCGAATGGCAGATCAAGCGCGGCCTGATCGAGAGCAGCTGGGGCTACGCCATCACCTGCCACAAGGCGCAGGGTTCGCAATGGGAGAACGTGGTCGTCTTCGACGATGGCTTCGGTCGCTCGGCGGCCGACAGGAACCGCTGGCTCTACACCGCGATCACGCGGGCCGAGCGGGGGCTGGTGATCCTTGCTTGACCTCAACGACGCCCTTCCGCTCGCAACCGAAGCGCCGCGCTACGATCTCGACCTGATCGTCGAGCGTTTGCGTGAGACCGCCCCGCACTGGGTGCCCGACCTCTTTCCGCGCGGCCGCCGCGCCGGCGACGAGTGGCGCCTCGCCAACATCCAGGGCGACGCGCCGCGAAACACCGGCTCGTGTGTCATCACGCTGCGCGGACCGCATGCCGGCGACTGGATCGACTTCGATGGCAACCATGGCGGCGGGCCTATCAGCGCGATCGAGGAGGCGACCGGGCTCGATGGCCGCGCCCTGATCGCGCGCGCAGCCGAGATCGCCGGCGTCACGCCCGGCGCGCCCGAGCGGCGAGCGCCGGCGACGCTGTCGACGCCGAAGCGCGACGCCACCCACGAGATCGCGCATATCCTGTCGTCGGCGCAGCCGATCGCGGGCACGCCCGCCGCGGATTACCTCGCTGGCCGCGGCCTGGATGTCCCTGCCGAGGCCGATCTGCTCTTCCATCCCGATCTGGCGCATTTCGAGACGAAGACCGGCTATCCGGCGCTCGTGGGCCAAGTGCGCGACCGGAACGGCGACGTCATCGGGCTGCATCGCACGTGGCTTGCGGCGGAGCCTGACGGCGGCATCCGCAAGGCGCCGCTCGACAAGGCCAAGAAGATGCTCGGCCGCGTTGCCGGCGGCGCCGTGCGGCTCGCGCCCCTCGGCGACGGCGACAGGCTGGCGCTCTCCGAGGGCATCGAGACCGGCCTCGCGGCCATGACCGCCTGTCCCGATCTCCCGGTCTGGGCCACGCTCTCGACCTCGGGCCTCGAACAGGTCGAGCTGCCGCCGGCCGCCACGCGCATCGTAATTCTCGCCGACAACGACTCCTCGGGCGCCGGCCTGCGTGCCGCCGATGCCGCCGCACGCCGGCTGCGCGCGCAGGGCCGCGACGTCGCCATCGCCGTGCCGCCCGAAGAAGGCCAGGACTTCAACGACCTGCTGTTGAGCGACCGCGCACAGGCCGTGGCGCGGGTGATCGCCGCCGCGGAGTCGGTCGTCGAGGCCGAGACGGTGATGCAGATCGGGCAGCACCGCCCGCTCAACTATCAGGGCTCAGGCGAGACGGTCCCGACGCTGCGCGCAGACGAGGGCGATCTGGCGCGGGCGAACGAGCAGGTCTGGAGCCTGCTCATGGCCTCGAACCGCTGCCCCTGGCTCTTCCGCCTCGCTGGCCAGCCCACATGGGTCGTGCCAGACGACGAGGGTCGGCCCGTCGCCACCGCGCTCAACGAGGAGAAGCTCCGCCACATGCTGGCGCGGCTCGCCCGCTGGGTACGCGTGAACGCGAAGGGCGAGCCCATCCCCGCGCCGCCGCCCTTGCCGGTGGTCAAGTCGGTCCTCGCCACCCCCGATCCCGCGCTGCCCGTGCTGACCGGCATCGTGAACACGCCCGTCTTCGGGCGGAACGGAACGCTGCTCACCACGCCCGGCTATCATCCCGACGCGCGGCTCCTCTACGTCCCGGCGCCGGGCTTCGCCGTGCCGGACATTCCCGCCAGGCCCACATCGGCCGAGATCGCCGCGGCGCGCACGCTGATCTGCGACGACCTGCTCGGGGACTTCCCCTTCACCGGCGACGCCGAGCGCTCCCATGTCGTGTCGCTCCTGCTGCTGGGCTTCCTACGCGGCATGATCGACGGGCCGACGCCGCTGCACCTGATCGAGAAGCCCGCGCCCGGCACCGGCGCCACGCTGATGGTCGACGCCATCACGGGCATCCTGACCGGCGCGGGCGCCAGCGTCATGACCGAGGGGCGCGACGACGAGGAATGGCGCAAGCGCGTGACCGCGAAGCTCCGCCAGATCCCCTCCATCGTGCTGATCGACAACCTCCGCGCCACGCTCGACAGCTCGGCCCTCGCCGCCGCGCTCACGGCGCCCTTCTGGGAGGACCGCATTCTCGGCCATTCCGAGATGGCGCGGCTGCCGATCCGCTGCCTCTGGATCGCGACGGGCAACAACCCGGAGTTCTCGAACGAGATGGCCCGGCGTCTCGTGCGCATCCGGCTCGATCCGCACACCGACCGCCCCTGGCAGCGCTCCGACTTCCGCCACCCCGACCTGATGAGCTGGGTGCGCGCCAACCGGGCGCGGCTGGTCGCGGCCTGTCTGACGCTCTGCCAGGCGTGGATCGCCGCGGGCCGGCCGCGCGGCGGGCGCAGCATCGGCTCCTTCGAGAACTGGGCCCATGTGCTCGGCGGCGTGCTCGAGGTGGCGGGCATACCCGGCTTCCTCGGCAATCTCGAAGAGATGATGGAGTCCTCCGACAGCGAGGGCGCCGCCTGGAACGCCTTCATCGGCGCCTGGTGGGACCGGTTCGGCACCGCCGAGGTGACGGCCGCCGAGGTCTACGACATCGCGCTCTTCTGCGATCCGCCGCCGCCGATGAGCGGCGCCAACGAGCAGGCGCGCAAGACGAGCTTCGGGATGTCGATCGGGCGCATGCGAGACCGGGTGTTCCGGCTGGGCGATCTCCGCGTCCGGCTGGTGAAGGCCGGCACGTACCGGCGCGCCACGAAGTGGCAACTGAAGGTGACCGAGGAGGAAAGATCCTCGGGAGCGGCCTGCCGCAGCGCCGATCCGTGTGAGCCTCGGGCCGATGGTGTGAGCCTCGAAAACCAAGGCTCACACGCGCAAGGCACTGATACCAAACCAAAATGTGAACCTTGTGAGCCTTGTGAACCTTTTTCCACCCTTACGCGTGCGTGCACGCGCGTGCACACGAGGGGAGACGCCGGAAAAGGTTCACAACCCTCACAAGGTTCACAAAGCGACGTCGTTTCAACGGGTTGCGGGTGTGAGCCTCCATGTGAGCCTTCCTCGGCAGGCTCACAGGCCTCACCACGCCCCGATTGGCTGCGGGAGCTCGACCCATGAGCCCCGCGCGCTGCCCCCATCCCTCCATCGAGCAGCAGACAGGAAAGGAGCCCCCGATGGCCCATGCATCCCTCACCTCGTCGCCCGCGATCGCCCCTGCGGGCGGCACGCCGGTCCTTCTCGCCCTCGACCTCGGCACCACCACGGGCTGGGCGCTCCGCGCCGCAGATGGGCTAATCACAAGCGGCACGGTCTCGTTCCGGCCGAGCCGCTACGATGGCGGCGGCATGCGCTATGTCCGCTTCCGCGCCTGGCTGGAGCGGCTGGCCGCGGATGCCGGACCCATCGGCGCGATCCATTTCGAGGAGGTGCGCCGGCATGTGGGGACCGACGCGGCGCATGTCTTCGGCGGCCTGCTCGCGACGTTGACGGCATTCGCCGAGACGGCGGGCGTGCCTTATCAGGGCGTGCCGGTTGGGACGATCAAGCGCCACGCTACCGGAAAGGGCAACGCGCCGAAGGAGGCGATGATCGCGGCGGCCCGCGCCCGCGGCTTCAGCCCGGCCGACGACAACGAGGCCGACGCCATCGCCATCCTATTCTGGGCGATCGAGACGGCAGGAGGCGTGGCATGAGCAGGATGCGCTACACGCCCAAGGGTTATGGCGGGCGACGCCGCGACCCCGAGCAGGTCAAACGCGAGGGCTGGCACGAGCAGCGGATGCTGGCGGTCTCGCTGGACGACCAGCGGCTCACATGGCCGGAGCGGGAGTTGATCCATCAACTCGGGGACAAGCTCTACGGCAAGCCGCCCGCGGTCCGGGAGGTGCGCCATGACTGATTGGACCACCGCGCAGGTGCAGGACCGCCTGGAACTCGCCGCCGATGTCTTCGCGCAGCTGCCTGCGGTGAAGCCGCAGGGCTATTTCAACGCCTGGCCCGAGTACTTCCACAGCTTCGCCGATCAGGTCGGCCAGGAGCCGCAGATGCGCCGGCCGCGCCCGAGCCCTCGCCAGATCACCGAGGCCGAGGAGGCGATGCTGTGGCTGCGCTGGCTCGAGAAGGACGACGCTCGCCTCGTCTGGCTGCGCGCCAACCGGACGCCGTGGAAGCCCATCTGCTGGGAGTTGGGCATCAGCCGCGCCACGGCGAACCGGCGCTGGCAATACGGCATCGCGGTCATCGTATGGCGGTTGAGCGGGAGGCGGGTACCAGGCAAGCGGTCGATGGAGTTCGTGGTCCGCCGAGCCGCTCAATAGTTGGTAATCTGCGGGGCCTCGATCTTCGCAATCGTCAATTGTGCTATAGACGGCGGAATGGTGCCTTTCTTCGCCTTGTCATTGATGTATTTTCGGAATTTGCCGCCGCCGATGTAGTGATCCTGCAGCCACTCCCGATACGCACCCAATGCTTCGAGCGGATAGCACCAGGCCTCCTGAGGGTTGGACTTCGCCTGCGGGTGGCTATCGGGGTACCGGTGAGGGAACTTGTTGCGATCGCCAAACCGCTCATTGAAGCCGTTCTCGTCCCAGAACTTCGACCAATGCAGGCCGATCGAAATGTCGACGACGTTCTTCTCGTCGACTGGTGCGCCTGCCACGATCATCTCGTAGATCAGGGTCTCAGCTTCGTTGAATACGCTGAAGAACCCCTTGGGCGCGGACTGATAGTTCAAGGCAATGCGCTCATGCCACTTGTCGAAACGCGCGCGTCCGGTCGGGTCGTAACCAACCTGCGAGTAGATCATCTCGCGGAGTTTCGTCCCAGCGAGGATACGGAAATTGTCGCGGGCCTCTGGCTGGCAGTTCGTCCCGGCGTCGAACGCGTAATACTCAAGGATCGCCAGACACACCTCGGCCGGATAGCAATAGTGCACGACACCGTTGTGCGGCACTTCTATATGGGCGACCGAAGCCTCAAGGCCGAGCTTGGACAGGATACCCTTGATGGCCTTGATCCTCGGCTTCGGATCTGCGTCGTCCCACTGAGCACTGATCGTGCCGATATGTGCGTTCTGAACGCCGCACAGCGCAGCGAGTCCCCGCTGATTCAAGTATGGCGTGCCGTCCGAGAGCACGCCCATGCCGATTCCATTGATCTCGGTGTCCTTTTCAATACCCAGATCGAGGACACCTTGGGTGATTTCCTCTCCGTCGTTTTTGACTGGTAACGCCTTGATAGTACGGGGTTTCATGCCGATTTCCTCGCCGTCTGAACTGTTGCGGGCACCGCGATGAACTGCGAGGCCAACAGGCACCCCCGCGCACGGGAACAGAGTGGAAACATATCAGACTTTGGTCGCGACGCCAACCAGATGATGTGTGCTGCGATGCGGTGCGGTCGATATGCGGTAGGTGGTGTCAAGCTGCTTCCGACGACCGAGACAATTTCCTGCGAGACACCGGGCGGCGAGACGGATCGCCCTGCCGACGCTATCAATGGAGATATACTCGGGGTCGTGCGCTCGGGCCAACCGACGCTGATCTCGAGGTGGCCACCGAGGCTGGCTTCCGGGGTCCAGCCGGGGTCCAAGCCGCCAACCCATTGAAACCAATGGTTCCTTCCTGGCGAATATGTATGCTGGCGGGCTTGGCGCGATATTTCGCCAGCGGCAGGGCCGGATTTTTGGGAAGCCACCGGAGTCCAGCGTCCAACCACGACGCCTGAAACCCTCATGAATTCAAACGCCTGACCGACTGCGCGGGGTGGATGTCTCGCGGATTCCGGAGTCCAGCCGGATGCCGGCGGACCTCGCCGCGCCGGAGTCCACCCGGCCAATGCCGATCGATCATCGACAGGAACCTGCATGACCCTAGCCTTCGCCCCCGAGCGGATCGAGACCTGGCCGCTTGAGCGCCTGCAGCCTTACGCGAAGAACGCGAAGGTGCACGGGCCCGACCAGGTCGCGAAGATCGCCGCCAGCATGGCCGAGTTCGGCTGGACCGTGCCGTGCCTCGTCGGCGAGGACGGAGAACTGATTGCCGGCCACGGGCGCGTCCTGGCCGCCACGCAGCTCGGGCTGACCGAGGCGCCGGTGATCGTGCTCGGGCATCTGACCGAGGCGCAGAGGCGCGCCTACCGGATCGCGGACAACAAGCTCACGGAACTCGGCAGCTGGGACGAGGCGCTGCTCTCTTCCGAGCTGCAGGATCTGCTCGCGGACGACTACGACCTGTCGCTGGTCGGTTTCTCGGACGGCGAACTCGACAAGCTCCTGGCCTTCGATCCGGACGGGGGCGGTGAAGAAGAAGGTGGCGCCGGGGGCTCTGTGCCTCCGGTGACCATCCCCGAGCCGCCGCGCAATCCGGCCTCGCGGTCGGGCGATCTGTGGGTCCTCGGCGACCACCGGCTGCTCTGCGGGGACAGCACGAACCACGAAGATGTCCGCCGCCTGATGAACGGTGAGCGCGCCGTGCTGTTCGCGACCGATCCGCCGTACCTCGTGGATTACGACGGATCGAACCACCCGACCCGCAACAAGGACTGGTCGCCGTCCTACGGCGTGACCTGGGACGACAGTTCACAGGGCGCGGAGCTCTACGACGGCTTCATCGCCGCGGCTGTCGCCGAGGCGATCACCGAGGACGCGGCCTGGTACTGCTGGCACGCCTCGCGCCGGCAGGCGATGCTGGAAGTCTGCTGGGAAAAGGCCGGCGCCTTCGTCCATCAGCAGATCATCTGGGTAAAGGACCGCGGAGTCCTGACCCGGTCGCATTACCTCTGGAAGCACGAGCCCTGTTTCATGGGCTGGCGCCGCCCGAACCGCCCGCCGAAGGTGGCGGAGCAGACGCTGCCCTCGACCTGGGAGATGCCGTCCTTCGCGAAGGACGAGCGGCCCGACCACCCGACGCCTAAGCCGCTCGACGCGTTCGGCATCCCGATGCGCCAGCACGTCGCCCGCGGCGGCCTCTGCTACGAGCCCTTCTCCGGCTCCGGCTCGCAGATCATGGCGGGCGAGGCTAACGGCCGTCGCGTCTTCGCGATGGAGATCAGCCCGGCCTATGTCGACGTCGCCGTCGAGCGCTGGCAGGCCGAGACCGGCCGTGACGCGATCCTGGACGGCGACGGACGGACCTTCGGCGAGGTGAAGGCCGAGCGGCTGGACCAGTCTGCGAAGGACGAGGATGCAGCCGCATGAAGCAGAGCCGGGCCATGTCGCTGGTCGAGGCCATCGCCAACGTGGTGGTCGGCTACGGCGTCGCCGTCTTGGCGTAGATACTGATCTTCCCGGTCTTCGGGCTGCACACGACACTGGCGCAGAACCTGAAGATGGGCGCGGTATTCACGGTCGTGAGCATCGCGCGGTCTTTCGTCCTGCGGCGGCTATTCGAGGCAATTCGAGTTAGGAACTAGGGATCGACGACCTGCGAAGTCGGCACACCGCGCCGGATTGCTGCCTGCCTGAGGCGGGGCCACGTCGCGTCTGAGATCGGCGTGACCATGTAGCCGTGATCAACGTCTCCTAGCATTGCCGAGTGGGCAGTGGGGCCCGCTCGCCAGAAGAGACCAATCAGCGCACAGAGGGCAGCATCAAGCTTGTCCTGATCGGACTTCCGAGGTTGAGCGGCGTTCCGCATCTGATGGGCCCATTCGGCAAGCCCCGGCACATTGAACCGCTCGGCTGAACGCTCGACCACGCGCGCCACTGCCTGCCAGTCTTCCAAGCGGAATTTTTTCCGGTTCTGCGGATTGTACTTCGGAGCGCCGAGCCGCTGAGCGAAGCCGTCGTCGAGCGCGGGCAAAGCCAGCGCGGGGAATACTTCGATGAGGAAGTGGCCAGCAGACGCTGTACGCGCCTGAAGGGGATCCTCCGTCGCACAGAGACCGGAAACAAAAGACCAAATCGGCGAGTCGTCGCAGAACATACCGATCTTGCTGCGGTTGGCCGGCTGAACGCCACCGCCGACAAAAGAAACGAGGGACGCAGCGACTTTGTCCACCGGGCGGCTGCCCGTGGCATTGGGCACTACCGTTGGCTGATCAAGCGCAACGAGGCTGACGGCGAAATCTTCGCGGAGCTCGTCGATCAACCTTCGAGCCTGCGTGAACGAGACCAGTTGCGGTTCGTGGAACTGGACTTGGCCGTGGTCATCAAACGCCACGGCGCAGATCGCGCCCGGCGCCTTCGGGGCATCGGTCCACGCCGAATCAAAACCGAAAATGACTGTGCTGCTTTGCGGGTTCACGGAATCCATGTGGTCCTCCGCAAAGCAGCTTAGTCAAAGGATGCAAGGAATGCATTCGCTTACTTGCTCAGCTTGTACACCCTTCCGCGGCCCTCGACCTTCTCTGAGGTGACTTCGAGCCCGAGCTTTTTCTTGAGCGCGCCGGCGAAGGCGCCTCGGACCGTGTGCGGCTGCCATCCCGTTTCGGCGACGATCTCGTCGATGGTCGCGCCGCCGTCGGCGCGGAGCATCTCGATCAGCTTCGCCTGCTTCGTGCCCGTGCGCGGCGTGCGCGCCTTGGGTGCAGCGTCGGCCTCGGTGGGAGCGTCTTGCGGAGCCTCCGCACTCGGCGCCTCATTGGCGCCCGTGGGCGCGCTGTCGCCGCTCTCCGGCTCGACGCCGATGAGGGCGAGACCCGCGTCCGTGATGTGCAGGAGGATGGCGTTGCCGTCTTCGTCGTTTCGCCAGATGCGGTTGAGGGCGGCGTCGGCCTTGGTCTGGTTGTCGGTCGCGGTCTCGGCTATCAGCCCGCGCTTCAGCAGCGCGCCGACCACCTTTGCGGCGGCGCCGCCGCGAAGGGAGCCGGGGAGCGGCAGGACGTTGCGGTCCTCGCGTTGCGCAGCTGCGCTGAGGATCACGAGCTGGGTGTCGGAAAGCTTGGTCATGGGGTCGTCTCCGTTTTCGGGGCCGCGACCGTCGCGACCCTCCTACGACCCCGAGCCGCGCCTTGGCGCGGCAGGAGTTCCGGCGGTGCCGGAGATCAGCGGGCGTGCTCGCCCTCGCCGAAGGCGCTGTCGGTGATGCGCTTCAGCAGGCTGGCGTAGTGTTCGAGGGTGCCGACCATGGCCCAGCCCGCCTCGTCGGGGTGGACGTTGAAGTGGTCGTCGCTGAGCGCCTGCAGGCGGGCGAGCATCTCGTCGATCTCGGCCTTCTTGCCGATGAAGGCGTTCAGCGCGGCTTCCTTGTTCCGGCGCGCCTTCTCGGCGCGGAGTTCGTGGCGCGGGGTGGTGATCGGGTTCAGGCGGGTGGTCATCGTGGTGGCTCCGGGTGGGTTGCATCGTCCTTGTGGGATGGACGTTCGCTCCACACGCCCGGCTTATCAACTCGATAAGCACCTGACTTTGAATGATAATTGGAGCCGTCGATGAAGGGCATGAGCGAGCGCCAGTACGCCGCCCATGTCGGGCTCTCGCGCGGCGCGATCCAGAAGGCGAAGGCGGCCGACCGGCTCGTCCTGCACGAGGATGGCAGCATCGACGCCGCGGCCTCGGACCGGCTGCGAGCGGAAGCGACGGACCCGTCGAAGACGAGGAAGGCGCCGGCACCGAAGCTGAAACCCGTGCCCGAGGCCGCCGTCGCCGCCGTCGGCGACACGCTACGGGAACAGGGGCTGTCCGCCCCGGCCGTCGGCGGCGGTACGACCTTCCTGCAGGCGAAGACCGCGAACGAGGTGCTGAAGGCGCAGGAGCGGCGCATCCGGCTCTCGAGGCTGAAGGGGGAACTGGTCGACCGCGCCCGGGCGGAGACGCTGATGTTCCGGCTCGCGCGCGACGAGCGCGACGCCTGGGTGACGTGGCCGGCGCGCGTCGCGGCGTTGATGGCCTCCGAACTCACCGCGGCGCTGGTGGACGCGTACGAGGTGGAGGCAGCGCTGATGCAGAAGGTTCTGGAGGCCCATGTCCGCGCCCAGCTCGACAGCCTCGCGGAGATCCGACCCGGGCTTGGATGACGATCTTGTCGGGTTCGACGGGTCCGCCGCGCTGATCCGTGCCTGGTTGCGGGGCCTGCGTCCCGACCCGGACCTGACCGTCTCGAGCTGGGCCGACCGCCACCGGAAGCTCGCCTCGCGCGCCTCGGCTGAGCCGGGGCAGTACAGGACCGCGCGCACGCCCTACATGCGCGAGATCATGGATCGGCTCTCGCCCGGCGATCCGACACAGCGGATCGTGTTCATGAAGGCCGCACAGGTCGGCGCGACCGAAGCCGGCAATAACTGGATCGGCTTCGTCATCCACCAGGCGCCGGGCCCGATGCTCGCGGTCCAGCCGACGGTGGAACTGGCCAAGCGCAACTCGCGGCAGCGGATCGACCCGCTGATCGACGAGAGCCCCGAGCTGCGGGAGCGGGTGAAGCCCGCGCGCTCGCGCGACGCGGGCAACACGATGCTGTCGAAGGAGTTCGCAGGCGGCATCCTGATCATGACCGGCGCGAACTCGGCGGTCGGGCTGCGCTCCACCCCGGCGCGCTACATCTTCCTCGACGAGGTCGACGCCTATCCCGCCTCGGCCGACGAGGAGGGTGACCCGGTGACGCTGGCCGAGGCGCGGTCGCTGACCTTCGCCCATCGGCGCAAGGTGTTCCTGGTCTCGACCCCGACCATCCGGGGGCTGAGCCGGATCGAGCGCGAGTTCGAGGCCAGCGACCAGCGCCGGTTCTTCGTACCGTGCCCGCATTGCGACGCGATGCAGTGGCTGAAGTTCGACCGGCTGCGCTGGGAGAAGGGGCGGCCGGAGACGGCCGAGTATCACTGCGAGGGCTGCGACATGCCCATCGCGGAGCACCACAAGACGAGGATGCTCGAGCGCGGCGAGTGGCGTGCGACCGCCACGGCTACCGATCCCACGACGGTCGGCTACCACCTGTCGGCGCTCTACTCGCCGGTGGGTTGGCTCAGCTGGCAGCGGATCGCGCGGGCGCATGAGGCGGCACGGGGTAGCGACGAGGCGATGCGGGCGTTCCGGAACACCATCCTCGGAGAGACGTGGATGGAGACCGGCGAGGCGCCCGACTGGCAACGGCTGGCGGACCGGCGCGAGTCGTGGGTGTCGGGCACGGTGCCGGAACGCAGTCTGTTCCTGACCGCAGGCGCCGACGTTCAGAAGGACCGGATCGAGGTCGATGTATGGGCCTGGGGCCGAGGCCTGGAAAGCTGGCTCGTCGATCATCTCGTGCTCGAAGGCGGGCCCGGCGATCCGGCCTGCTGGCAGCAGCTGACCGACCTGCTCGGGCGAACATGGGCGCATGGGTCTGGCCAGCGGATGACGCTTGCCCGGCTCGCCATCGACACGGGGTATGAGACCAGCGCGGTCTATGCCTGGTCGCGCCAGGTGGGCTTCGCGCAGGTGGCGCCGGTGAAGGGCGTCGAGGGGTTCGCGCGAACGAGTCCGGTGACCGGGCCGACCTATGTCGACGCGACCGTCGCGGGCAAGCGGCTCCGGCGCGGCGCCCGGCTCTGGACCGTGGCCACATCGACCTTCAAGGCCGAGACCTATCGCTTCCTGCGGCAGGACCGGCCGACGAGGGAAGAACAGGCGGCGGGCGCGCTGTGCCCGCCCGGCACGATCCACCTGCCGGACTGGGCGGACGGCGAATGGCTGAAGCAGCTGACCGCCGAGCAGCTGGTGACCGTGCGCACGAAACGCGGCTTCGCGCGGCTCGAATGGCAGAAGCTGCGCGAGCGCAACGAGGCGCTGGACACACGGGTCTATGCCCGTGCGGCGGCGTGGATCGCGGGCGCGGACCGCTGGCCCGAGGCGCGCTGGGCTGATCTGGAGGCCCAGCTCGGGGTGGCGAAGCAGGACGGACCCGAGGCCGGACCGGGAACGCCGGTGCACGTTGAGAGACGAACCTCGCCGCGCCGGCGCACGGTGCGCTCAAGCTACATGAGGTGATCCATGGCCACGGCCGCAGAGCTCCGCGCCCGCCGCGACGCGCTGACCGCGCAGCGATCCTCGGGCGTGGCGCGGGTCAGCTATGACGGCAAGACCGTGGACTATCGCAGCGTGGCCGAGATCGACCGGGCCATCGAGGCGCTGGATCGCGAGATCGCCGTGGCCGAGGGGCGTCGGATTGTCCGGCAGCTGCGCGTGACGACAGCAAAGGGGCTCTGAGCCATGGGCCTCTTCGACCGTTTCCGCCGCCGCGCCGCCGGCGGGCCTGCTGCCGTGCGCGCCCGACTCGAGGGCGCCATGGCGAAGCGGCGGCTGCGCGGCTGGAACCCGCCGCTCGAGAACATCAATGCGCTGGTCGCCTCCGGTGGCCCGCGTCTGCTGGCGCGGTCCCGCGAACTCGTGGTGACCAACGGCTATGCCGCCAACGCCTGCGAGGCCTTCGCCGCAAACCTCGTCGGCGACGGGATCAAGCCCTCGTCGCTGATCGGGGACGCGGATCTCCGCGATCGGGTTCAGCGGCTCTGGCTCGCCTGGACCGACGAGGCCGACGCCGACGGTCTGACCGACTTCTACGGCCTGCAGGCCATGGTCGCGCGCGAGATGTTCGTCGCGGGCGAATGCTTCGTCCGGCTCCGACCCCGTCGCGCGGAGGACGGACTTCTGGTGCCGCTGCAGCTGCAACTGCTCCAGTCCGAGATGCTGCCCTTCGAGAAGACCGAGACGGCAGCCAACGGCAATCGCATCCGATGCGGGATCGAGTTCGACGCCATCGGCCGACGGGTGGCTTACCACTTCCGCCGCCGGCATCCGGGCGACAGCACCGACCAGGGGGCGGTGATCCCGGAGACGGTGCGCGTGCCTGCGGCGGACGTGCTGCACATCTACCGCCCCATCGACGCGGGCCAGATCCGGGGGCTGCCGCATATCGCGCCGGCGATGGTGCGGCTGTTTCTGCTCGACCAATACGACGACGCCGAACTCGACAGGAAGAAGACCGCGGCGATGTTCGCGGGCTTCATCACCAAGACCGCGCCAGAAGAGCCGATGATGGGCGAGGCCGAGGCGGATCTCGACGGCGCGGCCATTGCGAGCCTCGAGCCCGGCACGATGCAGGTGCTGCTGCCGGGCGAGGACGTGAAGTTCTCTTCGCCGGCCGATGTCGGCGGCGGCTACGAGGCCTTCCAGTACCGCACGCTGCTGGCGGTCTCGGCCTCGCTGGGGCTGCCGTATCACCTCGTCACCGGGGATGTGCGGCAGGCGAACTACTCATCCCTGCGCGCCGAACTCGTCGAGTTCCGCCGCCGCATCGGCCAGCTGCAGCACGGCGTGATCGTGCACCAGCTCTGTCGCGCGGTGTGGCAGCGTTGGCTGGAGACGGCGGTGCTCGCTGGCGCGCTCGATGCCGATCCCGCGACGGTGCGACCGGTGCAATGGATCCCGCCGCGCTGGGACTGGGTCGATCCGCTGAAGGACATCCAGGCGCAGGTGCTGGCGATGGAGGCCGGCATCACCTCGCGGCGCAAGGTGGTCGAGGCCACCGGCTACGACATCGAGGAAGTCGACCGCGAGAACGCGGCCGACGCCGCGCGCGCGACTGGCCTCGGCCTGCGCTACCGCACGAGCCCCGGAGAGACGCAGGGCGCTCGCGCGACGCCCGCGACGCGGCCGGACCCGGCCGCTGGCGCCGGCAACGACACGGACGACGGCGCGGCGGCGACCGATCCGGCCACCGAACAGGAGTGACGACATGGCAAGCTGGTATGCGATCCGCGCCCGGGGGACCGGTGCGGAAGTGGCGATCTATGACGAGATCGGCGCCTACGGGGTCTCGGCGAAGGGGTTCCTGGCCGAACTGGGCGCGCTGCCTGAGGGCACGCCCGTCGACCTGCGGCTGAACAGCCCCGGCGGATCGGTCTTCGACGCTGTCGCGATCCACAACGCGATCAAGCGCCACGAGGGCCCAGTCACGGTCTGGATCGACGGCATCGCCGCCTCGGCCGCCTCCTATATCGCCATGGCCGGCGACGAGATCGTCATGCCCGAGAACGCCTTCCTGATGATCCACGATCCCTCGGGGCTGGTCATGGGCACGGCGGAGGAAATGCGCGCCATGGCCGAGGCGCTCGACAAGGTGAAAGGCAGCCTCGTCTCGGGCTACGCCGGGAAATCTGGCCGGACACCGGAAGAGGTCTCCGCGCTGATGGCAGCCGAGACCTGGTTCGACGCGTCGGACGCGGTGGCGCAGGGCTTCGCCGACCGGCTGATCGAGCCCGTCCGCATCGCAGCAGCCTTCGACATCGGGCGTTTCCGCAACGCGCCGCCGGTGCTGGTGGAGCAGGTCGAAGCCGAACCGGAGCCCGGCGACGATTCCGACGGCACAAACACCGAGGCTACCGACGACGTCGCCGACGGCGATCATGTCGAGGACCAGCCGGCCGCCGCTTCCGATACCCCGGAGCCGCCGGCCGAGACGCCACCGCCCAGCGGCGCGCCGCCAGATCCCGCTGTGATCCGGGCCGAGGCCATTGGCCACGCCCGCGCCGTCGTCGATCTCTGCCGCCTTGCGGGCAAGCCGCAGATGGCCGGCCGCTTCCTCGAACAGGACGCGAGCCTCGACGAGGTTCGCACCGCACTCCTCGCCGCCAAGGCCGAGGCCGAGCCCGAGATCGCACCCCATCACCCGCAGCCCGGCCGCTCGTCGGCCGCGCGCCCCTGGGGCGAGATCGTCGCCAACACCTTCAAATTGAAAGGATGACACCATGACCACGCTGGTCGAAGGGAAACACCCCGGCGGCTTCCTCGTCTGGGAAGCCTTCCGCGACTACACCCGCGAGACGATCACCGTCACCGCGGGCACGCTCGAACCCGGCACCGTGCTCGGCAAGATCACCGCCAGTGGCAAATACACCGCGCACGATCCGGCCGCTGTCGACGGGACCGAGACCGCCGTCGCGGTGCTTTGGGGCAAGGCGGATGCGTCCGGTGGCGATGCGCCCGCGGTCGCCATCGTCCGCGGTCCCGCCATCGTCAACCGCCACGACCTCGTCTTTGCCGGAACGCCCAGCGAGGGAGAGATCGCGTCCGCCCACACGGCGCTCCTCGCCGCGGGCATCCTCGTCCGCTGATCCAATTCCGACAGGAGGCATCCTCATGGCCACCATGGACATCTTCGAAGGCGATGCCTTCACCATCATCGAGCTCACCCGCGCGCTCGAGAACATCCCGTACAAGCCCGCGCTGCTCTCGGGCTCGGCCCTCTTCAGCCCGCGCGGCGTGCGCGCCCGCACCGTCGTGATCGAGAGCCGCGACGGCACGCTGTCGCTGATCCCGTTCTCGGAGCGCGGCTCGGCCTATGAGCAGCAGGTTCCCGACCGGCGCGAGATGCGCGCCTTCGTCTGCCGGCAGTTCAAGAAGCAGGACGTGCTCTGGGCCTCCGAGATCCAGTCGGTCCGCGACTTCGGCTCGGAAAGCGCCACCCAGCAGGTGCAGGCCGAGGTAGCCTACCGGCTCAGGAAGCTCCGCCAGGACGCCGAGACCACCTTCGAATACCACCTCCTGAACGGCATCCAGGGGCTGGTGAAGGACCCGAAGGACCACGCGACGGTGGTGAACTACTTCACCGAGTTCGGCATCACGCCGGCGGCCGAAATCGACTTCGACCTCGATAATGCGAGCCCGGCCTCCGGGGCGCTGCGCAAGCGCTGCCAGGCGCTGATTGAGAGCGTCGAGGACTCGATGGGCGGGCTCTCGGCCGGGGCCGTGCAGGTCCGCGCCGAATGCGGCTCGGCCTTCTTCGCCGATCTGGTGGCCCATAAGGAGGTGCGGGAAACCTACCTCAACACTGCCGCAGCGGCTGATCTGCGCGGTCGCGTGGCCGACGAGGTCAGCTTCGGCGGCATCACATTCCGGCGCTACCGGGGCGGCGTCGGCTTTACCGTCCCGACCGACAAGGCCTTCTTCTATCCCGAGGGCATTGAAGGGCTATTCGAGATCTACTATGCGCCGGCCGACACCTTCGAGACGGTGAACACCCTCGGCCAGCCGCTCTATGCCCGCACCATCCCCGACCGGGATCGCGACGAGTGGGTCCGGCTCGAGATCGAGAGCAACCCGCTCCCGATCTGCACCCGGCCGCAGGTGCTGCGCTCGGCACGGCGGACCTGATGACCGCCTTCGCCGCCGCCCTCGACGCGCTCTTCGCCGACGCGCATCTCGCGCGCGACGTGGTCTACACCGCCGAGGGCGGTGCGTCGGCACTTGTCCGCGCCATCCTGCGCCGGCCGGACGACGTCACGAACTTCGGCGAGGCGCGCATCTGGTCGGAGACCACCCGTCTTGATCTGCGCCTCGCCGAGGTGGTGAGCCCGCGCCCCGGCGACCGTATCGAGATCGACGGCGAGGCCTTCCTCATCCAGGGCGAGCCCGTCCGCGACCGCGAACGGCTCGTCTGGACCGTGGATCTGCGCCCAGTCTGATCTCGATGAAGCTGAAACTCGACATCACGCCCGACCTCGTCGCCGCCATGGCCGCGGAGGTGAAAGCGGGCGAAAAGGCTGTCACAGCCACCATGCGCGAGGCCGGGACCGGGCTCAAGACCGCCTGGCGCAGTCAAATCACCGGGGCGGGGCTGGGAAGGCGGTTGGCGAATTCTATCCGCAGCCAGACATATCCGAAGGCCGGCGAGAGCCTGAACGCCGCGGCGCTCGTCTGGTCCAAGGCTCCTGTCATCGTCGGCGCCCACGACACCGGCCCGCTGATCCGCTCGAAGGACGGGTTCTGGCTGGCGATCCCGACCGAGGCAGCCGGGCGAGGCCTGCGCGGCGGAAAGATCACGCCCGGGGAATGGGAGCGACGGCGCGGCCTGCGCCTGCGGTTCGTCTATCGCCGCCGCGGCCCGAGCTTGCTGGTCGCCGACCGGGCTCGCATCAACACCCGCGGCCAGGCGGTTGCGTCGCGCGCGAAGACCGGCCGCAGCCAGGTCACCGCGCCGATCTTCCTGCTGGTGCCACAGGTGAAGCTGCCGAAGCGGCTCGACCTCGACCGCGACGCCGAGCGGGCGCTCGACAGCGTGCCGGGGCTGATCGTGGCGAACTGGGTGGAGGGGAGCTTCGGATAATCAACCAACGTGGACCGTGACGTCATAGCCCAACGACTTTAGAGATTTCGATGTTCTGCCGTTTCGTGGCGGGAAGCGATCCGGCAACGCCCAACCGACGAGTTCGCCCAGTGCGCTCACTCCAAGACCTTCGATTTTCCACTTCGGGTCATGAACGGCGGTCCAGAGCCGCTCCGGCAACTGCGCCTCCGGGCCACCGTAGAGTATGAAACTCAGAAGCTGCTTCACATCGTTGCCGCCTGCGGATTTGTCATCCCATATCCGCTTCGAAAGCGCATCGACCTTTTCGGGGATCGTGTACTTTGTCCCGTCTTCACGAAGACCGACAGCCTTGTTTGCGACGCGGCGCGCGTAGTCCTTGATGGAATGTATGCCCATGCAGATCGCGCGGAATTCCTCATAGTCCATTTCGTCGATGGCCTCGGCAGTGAGTGCCTCCCGCAGCATGGGCGCGGTGTCGTTCAGCATGTTGTCTTCTTCCGAAGGAGCATTCTTCAAGTTGCGCCACCAGACTACGGCATCGCGGAGCGCGGCGTCGGGATCGCGTCTGTTACGCTCGAAGAAGTCCGCGTAGAGGGCTCGCCGTCCGTCAAAGGTGCGCTGGTAATAGTGTGCGTGCAGGAACTGATCTGCCTGCGCGCCCGCCGGAGCATCAGCATCAATCCAAGAGGGCCTATTCTCCGGCCGACTAACCACGTCGCCTATGTCGCGCAGCTGTTGCAGGGTCGAGTGCCACTCTTCGAGGAAAGACTGCCGCTGGCGGTCGGTCGCCTTCTTCTTCGCGGTTTGAACGAGGCCTGACCACTTGGTGAAACTCGGGCTGCCCCAAAATTCGTCCGCCGGCGGTTTCGATGCCGATAGCTGTTTGGCGCGCTTCTGCATTACGGCCAGCAACTCATCTGTCAGGGGAGTGGAGTTCCGATCCAATACGGAGAAGAGGTCAAGGATATCTGCTGCCATATCGTCGGTAATCTCGGCCTCCGGAAAGAAGCAGCCTGCCTCCACGTTATTGTACCACGCGCTCTGCGTAAGATTGGCGGAGCCGATGTAGAGGCCGTATTCCCGCCACCATATCACTTTTGCATGGTGGTGCTGAACCAGTCGGCATTGGAACCGAGCCGACTTGCGGTTGAGGAAGGTGGCAAGAATCGATGTGCTGACGGCAACGCCTTCATCGAGGCGTCCATAGAACTTGAGCGGAATCGAGTGACTCCAGCACCAATCGAATAGCAGGGCAGCATCTGTCGCATAGGCAACCGCGGCCAAGACTTCCTGAGTATCGACGGCCGCATTCTCGGTGATATTCCTGAGATAGTTTCCGTTTATGCCGCCCATCATCAATTGCATAGCGATCTCATGAACTTGGGGAGATTTTTCTCACCATAACCGAAACGGTAGCCATGCCCACCCCCCGCGAAACCATCCTCACCGCGCTGCACGCGCGGCTCTCTGCGCTGCCCGCCACCGCCCTCCGCGGCGAGGTGTTGACCGAACGCGTGCCCGCCGCCGGCCTCTTGATCCTGCGCGACGGCGAACCCGGAGAACCGGAGGTTACGCTGTCGCCGCTGGCCTACCACTACCAGCACCGCGCGGAGATCGAGGCCGTCGTGCAGGGTGCCGACCGCGACGCGGCCTTCGACACGCTCTGCGCCAGCATTGGCGCGGCGCTCGCCGCCGACCGAACGCTGGGCGGGCTCTGCGATTGGATCGAGGCCGAAGCGCCACGGCCGGTCGATCTGCCGGTCGAAGGCGCGGCGAGCCTGAAGGCGGCCGTCATCCCGGTGGTGCTGCACTATTCCACGGCCGACCCGCTGACCTGACCCAACCGACCACAGGAGTTGAGACATGGCACGAGCCCAAGGGGCGCTGGCGCTGATGGCGCTTGCGTTCGAAACGACCTATGGAACGCCGCCCGTGGGCGGCTTCACCCGCGTGCCCTTCGCCAGCACGTCGCTGGGGGCGGAGCAGCCGCTGCTGAACTCGGAGCTTCTGGGCTACGGCCGCGATCCGCTGGCGCCAATCAAGGACGCGGTCACGGCGGACGGCGACGTTGTCGTGCCGCTCGATGCCGAGGCCTTCGGCTTCTGGCTGAAGGCCGCGTTCGGCGCGCCCACGACCACGGGTGCGGAAGCCCCGTACAGCCACGAGTTCCAGTCGGGGTCCTGGACACTGCCTAGCATGTCGATCGAGACCGGCATGCCAGAGGTGCCGCGCTACGCGATGTATTCGGGCTGCGTGCTCGACCAGATCACCTGGCAGATGCAGCGCTCGGGGCTTTTGACGGCGACGGCGCGGCTGGTGGCGCAGGGCGAGACGGTGGGCACGACGACCAGCGCCGGAACACCGGCGGCGCTGGAGCTGAAGCGCTTCGGGCACTTCAACGGTGCGATCACGCGCAACGGCACCGCTCTCGGCAACGTGGTCTCGGCCGAGATCACCTATGCCAATAACCTCGACCGCATCGAGACGATCCGCAGCGACGGCCGGATCGATGGAGCCGATCCGTCCATCGCGGCGCTCACCGGCCGGATCGAGGTGCGCTTCGCCGACCAGGCTCTGGTGACGCAGGCGATCAATGGCGAGGCCTGCGAGATGGAGTTCGCCTACGTCCTGCCCTCGGGCGAGAGCTTCACCTTCACCGTGCACGCCGTCTACCTGCCGCGCCCACGCATCGAGATTTCCGGACCGCAGGGGGTGCAAGCCACCTTCGACTGGCAGGCGGCCCGCGACAGCGTGGTCGGCCGGATGTGCACCGCAACCCTCGTGAATGACGTGGAGACCTACTGATGCTCACGCTCGACCTGACAAACGCGCCGCGCTGGCATGACCTCTCGCCTGGCGTGCGGGTGCAGCTGCGCCCCCTGACCACCGCCCTGATGGTGGCGACGCGCAGCGATCCGGCCGTCGAGGCGGTGCCCGAAAACGCTTCGGACGAGGAACGCGCCGTTGCCTTCGCCAAGGCGCTCGCGCGGCGGGCGGTGCTCGCCTGGGAGGGCGTGGGCGACGCCGACGGCAACGCGATCGACCCGGGCCCCGAGGCCATCGACGCGCTGCTCGATATCTGGCCGATCTTCGAGGCCTTCCAGCTGACCTACGTCTCCAAGGGCCTGCTGCTGGAACAGGAAAAAAACGCCTCCGCGCCCTCGCCGAATGGTCCTTCGGCGGGGGCGACCGATACTGCCAAGCCTGCGCGCAAGCGTGCCCGGACTGTCCGGCGCAGCTGAACCGTCCGGAAACGACGGAGGGTTGGCAGGTCTGGGACCTGGTCGGCCGCCTCGGCGGCCAGATGCGGGTGCTGCCCGGCGCCGTGATCGGATGGGACATGTCCGCCGCGCTGGCGCTCGGTGACGCGCTCGGCGTGCCGCCGCTCGCCATGGCCGAACTGCTGCCCGCCATCGAAGCGGTGATGGTGGCCAAACTCAACGAACAGATGGAACACTCCCATGGCGGAAAAACGGGTTAGCGTCCGCCTCGCGGCCGTGGGTGGACGGCAGGTGCGCGCCGAACTGGAAGGCGTGGGCGAAGCCGGGTCGCGCGGCTTCGGACGGCTGAGCCGCGAAATGGAAGCGGCCAACGCCCGGCTGGCGGCCTTCTCGCGGCGCGTCCGGGTCGCGGCGGCCGCCGCAGTTGCCGCAGCGACCGCCGCGGGTGTGGCGATGATCCGCTCCGGGCTGCAGACAGTCGATGCGCAGGCCAAGCTCGCGCAGTCGCTGGGGACCACCGTGGCCTCGATCCAGACGCTCGAGCGGGCGGGCGAGCTGGCGGGCGTGTCGATGTCCGGCATCGAACAGGCGACCAAGGATCTGACGCGCCGTCTCAGCCAGGCGGCCGCCGGGACCGGTCCCGCCGCCGATGCGCTCGACCGGCTCGGGCTCTCAGCCAACGAGCTGATCGCGTTGCCGCTGGATCAGCGTGTGGGTGCGATCAACGCCGCCATCGAGAGCTTCGTGCCTGCCGCCGAGCGCGCGGCGGTCGCGGGGCAGCTCTTCGGTGAGGAAGGCTCCATCGCCATGTCGCGGATCGACACGGCGACGCTGCGCCAGGCGACGCAGGACGTGCTTGCCTTCGGGGTCGTGGTCTCGGAGCAGGATGCCGACCAGATCGAGCGGACGAACGACGCCATCTCCCGGCTCGGGCTGATCTGGCGCGGGCTGTCGAACCAGCTCGCTGTCGCCGCCGCACCGGCATTGGAAGCCGTTGCCAACGCCATGGCGGCGGTCGCCAGCCGCACCGGCCCACTTGGCATCACGATCCGCGGCCTCTTCGACAACATCGGCCGCCTGACGACCTATGCCGCGACCTTCGCCGCCTTCCTCGCGGGCCGCTGGGTCGCCGGCATGGCCGCCGCCGCGCTATCCGTCCGGGGCCTTGCCACGGCGCTTGTCGTCCTGCGCGGCGCGCTGATCCGCACCGGCATCGGGGCGCTGATCGTCGCCGCGGGCGAGCTCGTCTACCAGTTCACCCGCCTCGTGTCGGGCGCGGGCGGCTTCGGCGAGGCGATGTCGCTCCTGAAGGACCTCGCGGTCGAGGTCTGGGAGCGGATCAGGATGGGCGCCGCCGCAGCGGGCGCGGCCGCCACGGCGATGTTTTTCGACCTGAAGGCCGACGCCGCCTCCGGGATGCAGAGCGCCATCGAAAGCGTGGTCGGTTTCGGGAATACGGCGGCGAATACATTCGAAGGCGCCTACGAGGCGATCAAGGCGATCTGGGGTCTGCTGCCGGCCGCCATCGGCGATCTGGCGTTCCAGGCGGCCAACAGCCTGGTCGACGGCGTCGAGGCGATGCTGAACGGCGTGGTCGCTCGCATCAACGGCTTCATCGGCGGCATCAACCAGGGGCTGGAAGCGCTGGGGTCGGAGCGCCGCATCACGCTGGTGCCCGACCTCGACCTCGGCGAGATCGAGAACCGCTTCGAGGGCGCGGCGACCGCCGCGACGACGGCGGCACAGGCGGCCTTCGACCGGGCCTTCGAGGACAACCCGCTGACCGCGCCCGATCTCGGCCTGACGGAGGCGGCAAACCGGGCCCTCGAATCCGCGAACCTTTATCGCGGGGCCGCGCGCGATCTGGCCGAAGGGGCTCGCGCGCCGCTCGAAAGCTGGCAGGCTCTGCGCGACGCGGTGCGCGGCACCGACGAGGCCAGTGCCGATGCGCTGACCGAGGCAACCGCAGCGGCCGAGCGGCTGGAGACCGCGCTCGGCGATGCCGGACGTGCCGCGACGGATGCAGGCGCGGCGGCCGGAGCTGCCGCCGCTGCGGCAGAGCCCGCTACCGAAGCTGCCGTCACCGGTTGGCAGGCGGTCACCGCCGCGCTGTCGGACTACGCCAGCAAGGCGCGCGAAATCGGCGGCGATATCGGCCAGAGCCTCGTCGGCGCCTTCCAGTCGGCGGAGAACGCGGTCGGCCAGTTCGTGCGGACCGGCAAGCTGAACTTCCGCGACCTCGTCACCTCGCTGCTCGCCGATCTCGCCCAGCTGGCGGCGCGGCGGTTCATCCTCGGGCCGATCGCCAATGCGTTCTCCGGCGTGTTCTCCGGCGCGAGCGGCATCTTCGCCAACGTCCTTCATGCGGGCGGGATGGTCGGATCGGCCGGGCCTTCACGGTTGGTCCCTGCCATGGTCTTCGCCGCCGCGCCCCGGATGCATTCAGGCGGCATGGCCGGACTTCGCCACGACGAGGTTCCCGCAATCCTGCAGCGCGGCGAGCGGGTTCTCTCGCGCCGCGAGGCGCAGAGCTACGGCGCGGGCGGCGGGGTCAACGTCACCATCATGGCCCGCGATGCCGAGAGCTTCCGGCAATCCCGCACCCAGGTCGCGGCCGACATCGCCCGCGCCGTGTCGCTCGGGCGGAGGGGCATGTGATGGCGTTTCACGAGGTCCGGTTTCCCGACAATGTCAGCCGCGGCGCGCGCGGCGGGCCCGAGCGGCGGACGCAGATCGTCGAGCTCGCCTCGGGCGACGAGGAGCGCAACGCCGGCTGGGCCAATTCGCGCCGTCGCTATGACGTTGCCTATGGCATTCGCCGCGCCGACGATCTCGCCGCCGTCGTCGCCTTCTTCGAGGCGCGGAACGGTCGGCTGCATGGCTTCCGGTTCAAGGACTGGGGCGACCACAAGTCCTGCCTGCCTTCGGGCACGCCATCGCCGACCGATCAGTCGATCGGCACCGGCGATGGCACGACGACCGCTTTCCAGCTGGTCAAACGTTATGCCTCGGGCGCGCAGTCCTGGACGCGCGCCATTGCCAAACCGGTTGCGGGCAGCGTGCGCATCGCGCTGGCGGGAGTCGAGCAGCCCTCCGGCTGGACGGTCGATGCCACAACCGGCGTCGTCAGCTTGAGCCCCGCGCCGGGCTCCGGCGTCGCGATCACCGCGGGCTTCGAGTTCGACGTGCCGGTCCGCTTCGACACCGACGCGCTCGACGTGACGCTCGACCTCGAGCGGCTCGGCTCGATCACCTCCATTCCGCTGCTGGAACTGCGCCGATGAAGACCCTCGCGCCCGCCTTTCAGGCCCATCTCGACCAGGGCACGACGACGCTGGCTTGGTGCTGGCGGATCACGCGGGCCGACGGCGTCACCTTCGGCTTCACCGATCACGACCGGACACTCGCCTTCGATGGGACGGACTTCGAGCCGGAGAGCGGCCTGACGGCCTCGGAGGTGCGCTCGGGCTCGGACCTGTCGGTCGATGCGCAGGACGCCGAGGGCGTGCTGACCTCCGACCGGATTACCGAGACCGACATCCTGGACGGCCGCTGGGACAACGCCGAGGTCGAGGTCTGGCGCGTGAACTGGGCCGACACCGGCCAGCGCGTGCTGATGCGCCGCGGGGCCATCGGCCAGATCCGGCGCGGGCGGCTAGCGTTCGTCGCCGAGGTCCGCTCGCTCGCCCATGTCCTTGGCCAGACGGTCGGGCGGACCTTCCAGGCGACCTGTGACGCCGCGCTCGGCGATGGGCGCTGCGGCGTCGATCTCGAGGATCCGGCGTTCAAGGGCACGGGCGCCGTGATCGATCTCCTGCGGGACCGGGCCTTCACCGCCTCGGGCCTCGGTGGGTTCGCCTCCGGCTGGTTCACCTTCGGCACGCTGGACTGGACGAGCGGCGCGAATGCCGGGCGGCGCACCGAGGTGCTCGGCCATGACGTGACGGACGGCATCGCATTGCTGACCCTGCTCGAAGCGCCGGTGCGCGCGATCGCCGAGGGCGACGGCTTCACCATCCGTGCGGGCTGCGACAAGCGCATGGAGACCTGTGGGGCCAAGTTCGCAAACACCGCCAGTTTCCGCGGTTTCCCGCACATCCCCGGCCAGGACGCGGTCCTGCGCTACGCCACCAAGGATGGTGGGCACGAGGGGTCCGTGCTGTGACGCAACCCCTCACATCGGCCGACCCCGCGCGCGTCATCGCCGTCGCGCGCTCCTGGCTCGGCACGCCTTACCACGACCAGGCGAGCCTGCGCGGTGTCGGCTGCGACTGCCTCGGGCTGGTGCGGGGCGTCTGGCGCGAAGTCGTGGGCCCCGAGCCGTTCCCGATCCCGCCCTACAGCCGGGACTGGGGCGAAACCGGCCCGCGCGAGGTCCTCGCCGAGGGCGCGCGGCGCATTATGCCCGAGATCTCTCCGGCCGATGCCGGTCCCGGCGCGCTGGTCCTCTTCCGCATGAGGCCCCGCGCCATCGCCAAGCATGTCGGGATTCTGACCGGCCCCGACAGCTTCCTCCACGCCTATGAGCGGCTCGGCGTGATCGAGGAACCGCTCACCAACGCCCGGCGGCGGCGCATCGCCTTCGCCTTCCTGTTCCCGCAACGCTGAGATCCGCACATGGCAACGCTTGTCCTCGGCGCCGCTGGCGCCGCCATTGGCGGCAGCATCGGCGGCGCGATCCTCGGCGTCAGTGCCGCCACCATCGGCGGCTTCATCGGCTCCAGCATCGGCTCGGTCGTCGACAGCTGGATCATCTCGTCGCTGGCGCCGACGCAGCGCATCGAGGGCGCGCGGCTCCACACGCTGCGCATCACTTCGGCCACCGAGGGCGCGGTCGTCCCGCGGCTCTACGGCCGGATGCGGATGGGCGGCAACATCATCTGGGCGACGGATTTCCGCGAGGAGACGAAGACCACCACCCAAGGCGGCGGCAAGGGCGGCGGGGGCGGCAAGGTCAAGACGACCGAGTATCTCTACTACGCCTCCTTCGCCGTGGCGCTTTGCGAGGGACCGATCACCGGCATCGGCCGCATCTGGTCCGACGGCAAGCCGATGGACCTCTCCGGCGTCACCTGGCGCTGGTATCCGGGCGACGAGGCCCAGACCGCCGATCCGTTCATCGCCGCGAGGATGGGTGCCGCCAGCACGCCCGCCTATCGCGGCACGGCCTATGTGGTCTTCGAGGAACTGGCGCTCTCGACTTACGGCAACCGCCTGCCGCAGCTGTCCTTCGAGGTGTTCCGCCCGCTCGCCGATCCCGACACCGCCGAGGGGCTGACCCGCGCCGTCACCATGATCCCGGCCTCTGGCGAGTTCACCTACGCCACGCAGGCCATCCGCAAGACCGATGGCGGCGTGACGGTGCCCGAGAACCTGAACGCGCTGGCCGACTCCACCGACATAGTCGGAGCGCTCGACCGGCTGCAGGCGATGGCCCCGGCGGTCGAGAGCGTCAGCCTTGTCGTCGCCTGGTTCGGCGACGATCTGCGCGCGGGATCCTGCAAGGTGCGGCCGGGCGTCGAGGTGTCGGCCAAATCCACCACGCCCGCCAGCTGGTCGGTCAACGGCGTCAGCCGCGCCAATGCCTTCCTGGTCAGCCGCGACGATCAGGACCGCCCCGTCTATGGCGGCACGCCGTCCGACTTCGCGGTGGTGCAGGCGATCCAGGAGATGAAGGCGCGCGGGCTGCGGGTGACCTTCTATCCGTTCATCCTGATGGACGTGCCGCCCGGGAACGCACTGCCGAACCCGTACAGCGACAACGCCGGAGAAACCGGCCAGCCTGCCTTCCCGTGGCGCGGGCGGATCACCTGTTCTCCGGCGGCGGGCTACGCCGGAACCGTGGACAAGACCGCCACGGCCGCAAGCCAGGTCGCGGCGCTGTTCGGCGCGGCGACGCCCGCCAACTTCAGTGTCTCGGGTCAGTCGGTTTCGTGGACCGGCCCATCCGGTGACTGGGGTCTGTGCCGCATGGTGCTGCACTACGCCCATCTCTGCGCGGCGGCGGGCGGGGTGGACGCCTTCCTCATCGGGACCGAGATGCCGGGGCTGACCACCATCCGCTCGGGCGCGTCCACCTATCCGGCCGTGCAGGCCTATCGGGATCTGCTCGCGGATGTGCGCTCGATCCTCGGGTCCGGGACGAAGATCGGCTACGCGGCGGACTGGTCGGAGTATTTCGGGCACCAGCCGGGCGACGGCTCGGGCGACGTGTTCTTCCACCTCGACCCGCTCTGGGCCGATCCGGAGATCGATTTCGTCGGCATCGACAACTACATGCCGCTTTCGGACTGGCGGGACGGTTTCGAGCATGCGGACGCGGCCGAGGGCTGGCCCGCGATCTACGACCGCGCCTACCTGCAGGCGAACATCGCGGGTGGCGAGGGCTTCGACTGGTTCTATGCAAGCGCCGCCGACCGGTCGGCGCAGGTCCGGACGCCCATCACCGATGGCGCCGCCGGCAAGCCATGGGTCTTCCGCTACAAGGATCTGCGCGCCTGGTGGTCGAACGCGCACTACGACCGTCCGGGCGGGGTGGAGAGCGGGACGCCGACCGCGTGGGTACCCGAGTCCAAGGCGATCTGGTTCACCGAGCTCGGCTGCCCGGCCATCGACCGGGGCACAAACCAGCCGAACGTCTTCTTCGACCCGAAATCGTCGGAAAGCTTCACGCCGCATTTCTCACGCGGCTGGCGCGATGACGCGATCCAGCGCGCTTATCTGGAAGCGACGTATCTCTGGTGGGGCACTCCGGCGAACAACCCGGTGTCGTCGGTCTACGGCGGCCGCATGGTGCACGTCCCCGAATGCGCTGCCTGGACCTGGGACGCGCGGCCCTATCCGTTCTTCCCGGCGCTGACCGACGTCTGGACGGACGGCGCGAACTGGCGGCTCGGCCACTGGCTGACCGGCCGTCTCGGCGCGGTGTCGCTGGCAGCACTGGTCCGGCATCTCTGCCTGCGTGCGGGGTTGCCCGGGCCCCGGATCGACGTCTCGGGCCTCTGGGGCGCGGTCGAGGGCTACGCCATCACGGCGCTGGAAAGCCCGCGCGCCTCGATCACCACGCTGTCGCGCCACTTCGGCTTCGATGCGGTGGAGACCGAGGGCGTGATCCGCTTCGTCATGCGCGGCCGGGCCTCTGTCGCCACCCTCGCGCCCGACGATCTGGTGGCCGCCCGTGAGGGCGACGTGCAGGAACTGACGCGCGGCCAGGAGACCGAACTGCCGCAGGCGCTGAAGTGGCAGGTCGCGCGGGCGGACGAGGATTACGACGCCGCCCTCGTCGAGGCGCGACGCATCACCGTGGACACGACGCGGATCGCGTCCGAGTCCTTCCCCATGGCGGTGCCGCCCGAGGAGGCCGAGCGCCGCTGCCGCCGCGCGCTGATGGAGGCGTGGGTGGGGCGCGAGACGGCGGCGTTCCGACTGCCGCCCTCGCGGCTCGCGCTCGATCCGGCCGACGCGATCCGGCTGGAGCATGACGGGCGGTTGGTCGATCTGCGGCTCGTCTCCATCGCCGACGCCGAGGCGCGCGGCATCGAGGCGGTCCGCCAGGACCGCGCGACCTACGATCTGCCGCCCGGCGATCCCCGCGCGGCGTCGCTGACGCGGGCCGTGGTGTTCGGCGCGCCGGATGCGCTGCTGATGGACCTGCCGCAGCTGACCGAGGACCAGCCTGCGCATCGGCCGTTTGTCGCGGCGCATGCCGCGCCGTGGCCCGGCGAGATGGCGGTGTTCCGCAGCCCTTCGACGGATGGCTTCGAGCTGCTGACCACCTTCGGCAGCCGCGCCCGGATCGGGGCGCTGGTCTCGGACCTCTACGCGGGCCCCACGTCGCGCTTCGATCTCGGCAATGCGCTGGTGGTCGATCTGCTGACCGGCACGCTGGAAAGCGTCACGGACCTGACGCTGTTCGGCGGGGCGAACGCGCTCGCCATCGAGAGCGCGCCGGGCGTCTGGGAGATCGTGCAGGCGGGTGCGGCGGAGCTTCTCGCGCCCGGCCGGTATCGCCTGACCCGACTCCTCCGCGGCCAGCGCGGCACGGAAGGCGCGATGGGCAATCCGGCGCCTGCGGGCGCGCGGGTGGTGGTGCTCGACGACAGCCTCGCGTCCCTGCCGATCGCCGAGGCCGATCTCGGCATCCCGTGGAACTGGCGCATCGGTCCGGCCAGCCGTTCGGTCAGCGACGAGACTTACGTCGCGCAGTCCTTCGCGTCCGAGGGCGTTGGGCTGCGGCCGTTCTCGGTCGCCCATGTCGAGCAGCCGTGGCGCAGGCCGCGCACGCCCGGCGATCTGACGATCCGCTGGACGCGCCGGTCCCGAGCTCTCGCGGCCGACAGCTGGGGCGGACTCGAGGTGCCTCTCGGCGAGGAACTGGAGGCCTACGAGATCGAGATCCTCGACGGCGCCACCGTGAAGCGGGTGCTGAGCACCGCCACCACCAACGCGGTCTACACCGCCGCCCAGCAGAGCGCCGACTGGGGCGCGCCGCTCGGCCCCGGCGACAGCGTCACCGTCCGCATCTTCCAGCTCTCCGCCCTCGTCGGGCGGGGTGCGCCGAAAACCGTCACGCTGACCTTCTGAGGATCTCATGTCCGACGCCACGACCCATCTTCTGCTGCCCTACATCCTGGCGGCGCAGGCCCAGAAGCACGTCACCCACAACGAGGCGCTGCGGATCCTCGACGGGCTCGTCCAGCTCTCGGTGCTCGACCGGGACCTGACCGCGCCGCCTGGTTCGCCCGCCGATGGCGACCGCTACATCGTCGGCTCGGGCGCGACGGGCGACTGGGCGGGCTGGGACCTGAACGTGGCGCTCTGGACGGACGGCGCCTGGCTGCGTCTGCCGCCCCGGACCGGCTGGCGGGCTTGGGTCGAGGACGAGGGTCTGCTGCTTGTCTACGATGGCGCAAGCTGGGTTGGCACGACCCCGGACGCTCTGCAGAACATGGCGCTCCTGGGCATCGGCACGACAGCGGATGCGTCGAACCCGTTCTCGGCCAAGCTCAACGCCGCGCTCTGGACGGCGAAAACGGTGGCCGAGGGCGGGACCGGAGATCTGTTCTACACCATGAACAAGGAGGCCACGGGCGACGATCTCGGCCTGACGCTGCAGACCGGCTTCGTGACCAAGGCGCTGGTCGGGCTCTTCGGTTCCGACCGCTTCCGCCTCGCGGTCTCCGCCGACGGCAGCACCTTCTTCGACGGGCTCAGCGTCGACAACGCCACCGGCATCGTCGACCAGCCCCGGCTGCCGCGGTTCAAGGCCTATACCAACTACGACAACTACGTCGGTGTGGGGGCCTGGACGAAGATCGTCATCAACAACACCGACTATAACGATCAGGGGGCCTTCGACGCCGCGAACAACCGGTTCGTGGCGCCGGTCGACGGCACCTACCTCTTCGGCGCCACGCTCCTCTACAAGGTGAACGCCAGCACGTCCGCGCGGATGAGCGGGCGGCTCGTGCTGAACGGCACGACCGAAATCCCCGGCTCGCGGAGCGAGATCAGCGGGGCGCATGTTTCCGAGGCGACGGCGCTCTGGCTGCAGACGATGGTGTCGCTCACCGCCGGCGACACCGTCGAGCTGCAGGGCAACTTCCGCGCCGCGGACGGCTACTTCGCCGCCGACCAGACCTCGTTCTGGGGCGCCAAGATCGGCTGAGGAAGGCACGCCATGGCCCCACAACGCCCGGAGGACGGCTTCGTCCGCATGCCAGAGCACGAGTTCGAGGCGATCCTTGCGCGCGCTGCCGAGGAAGGCGCCAAGCGCGCGCTCGCCGATGTCGGGCTCGAGGGCGACGGGGCCGCGCTCGACATCCGTGACCTGCGCTCGATGCTGGATTTGCTCCGACTGGTGCGCCGTACAGCCGTTCAGACCGTCGTCCGCGCGGTCACAACGGCGGTCCTGCTCGCGCTGCTCGCGGGCGTCGCCATCAAGCTGAAGGTCTTCGGCAACGGCCCGTAGCCCAAAATAATCCGACCCGATAGACCACCGGACCCGTCCTTCGAGGCGGGTTTTCTCGTTTCTGGAGGACCCCATGACCACGACCTTCTACGACCACAGGCGCGATGTCCCCGAGAGCAGTTGGCGCTGGCCGAACTTCTCGCCTGCCGAGATCGCCTGCCGCGGCACCGGCAAACTGCTCGTCAACGAACCGGCGCTCGACAAGCTTCAGGCGCTGCGCGACCGGCTGGGCAAGCCGCTGATCGTCCGCCCGGCCTATCGCAGCCCCGAGCACAACCGCGCCGTCGGCGGCGCGACCCGGTCGAAACACCGTATGCGGGGGATCGACGGCAGCGTTCCAGACCACCGAGGCAACAGACCCAGCACTGCTCCACCAATTATGAAGTTGGGCGGTCGCTTGTAG